TTTTTATCGGGGGTTACATTTCTCGAAGCGGAAGAACGGTCGGCCTCTTTTTTGCACCCCAAATTGTAACGATTTTTAAGGCGGCAGGGGTAAACTCAGCCCATTTTATATAGATATTAGGAGGTGAAGTGGGAAATGGCTGGAAAATACAAAGTGTTGCAAATGTCTAAGGGTGATTTGACCAAAGAACGGCAAGAAGCCAAGCTACATGCGGAATTAATGGCCAAAGATGGCATTCCAAAACTTCAGGTAACACCGCCTAATCATCTTGACCCAGTCGCAAAACAAGAATACAAGCGAATTATCGAATCTTTGGGGACCTTACCACTTAGAAATCTCGATCGCGCCGAGTTGGAAAACTATTGTACATGGTATTCGGTTTACAAAAACACATCGGTCAACATGAAATTGGCTTTAAAGAATGGAGATCAAGATGAATATTATGCGTACATTAGCACCTTGAATAAAGCCACAGCAAATATTAAAAGTCTAGCCAGTGATCTTGGCCTTAATGTCAACAGCCGGATGCAGATGAGCATGCCTAAGACCGAAGCACAGAAGAACGATTCAATCATTGATACTTTTGGCTAGACGCGATGGAGGTGATGCTGGTTGTCAAAATTTAAAGATCCAATGCCAAATTTTATAAAACGTGTGCTGGACGGTCGTCTTATTACTTCTAATGCAGTTAATCTCGCGGTGAAACGGCATCAAGAAGACTTGAAACGAACAGATTGGCGATGGCGTTATGATCCAAATCTAGCGGGAAAGGCTGTTAAATTTATGGAAATTCTGCCAGAACCAAAAAGTGGGAAACCACAACCATTAGCACCGTTTCAAAAATTCATTATTGGCAGTATATATGGCTGGGTTGACAAAGATGATCCAAATATAAGGCGATTTACCGATGTGTTCATTTCGATGGCACGAAAAAACGGTAAGTCGCTTTTGATTTCTGGCGTCATTCTGTATGAGTTTCTGTTCGGAAAGAATCCAGCCAACAAACGGCAATTATATACCGCTGCTAATGATCGCAAGCAGGCCGGCATTGTATTCGGAATGGTAAAAGACCGATTACGTGCGCTCATGCGGAAAGACCCAGGCATCAAACGAATGGTTAAGATTACGCGAGATGAACTTGTCAATTTAGACGACGGATCAACAATTCGTTCGTTCTCTCGTGATACAGGACTTGTCGATGGCTATGAACCCCATGTTGCGGTGGTTGACGAATATGCCAACGCTAAAACAACAGATATGATTGAAACCCTTGCCTCAGGTCAGGTGTTACTGCCTAGTTATCTGACGTTCATCATTTCAACGGCTGGATTCGACATGAACGTGCCGATGTTTCAACAAAATTATCCATATGCAAAAAAGGTGTTGTCCGGTGAAGAAACGGCAGAACGCTATTTTGCATTCATTGCTGAACAAGACAACGTACAAGAGGTTGATGACCCCAATTCTTGGATTAAATCGAATCCGCTACTTGACGTTGATATTGTGCATGATCAGATCACCGACTATTTGACCACAAAGCTATCTCAAGCACGTGCTGATGGCAGTTTAAATGCAAAACTGGTCAAGAATTTCAACATTTGGCGGCAAGCGACTGAAGATAGTTATTTAGACTTCGATGCTTGGAAGGATGCTGAATTGAGTGAAAAGCCTGATATTCGCGGCAAAAGAGCTTGGATTGGTATTGATGTTGGTCGTACAAGCGACCTTTTTGCCATTACTTGGTTAATCCCGCAAGAAGGCTGGTGGTGGCTCGATGGTTATGCATTTGTCGCTTCTAAAGGCGGAATTGATAACAAAATCAAGACGGATCGGATTGACTACTTGGCTGCTGAACAACACGGCGAAGGAGAGATCAGCAGCTTAGAGTCAGGTATCATCGACAACGATCGGGTATATGAATGGCTCGAAGACTTCATTGAACGTAATGACTTAGATGTTCAAGGTATCATGTACGACCCTTATCAATTTGGACCAATGCTAACGGCAATTGAGAAGAATCATCCTGAGTGGCCGATGGTACAGGTACGACAAGGAACGCTGACACTGTCAATGCCAACTAAGCAGTTCCGCGATGATGTTATAGGCGGTCGCATAAAGCATTCAGATAATCGCATTATGCAGGCCGCCGCAATGAACGCGGTTCTAATGTCTGACAACAACGGCGTCCGTATTAATAAGAATAAGTATGCTAACAAAATAGACATGATTGATGCCACGCTTGATGCTTATGCCATCGCGTTCAAGGAAGACTTGGACAACTACTTGGACGATGAGCGTGTCTTCAGCGATGATTTTGGCTTCTAGGAGGTGAGAACGTGAATGGAAAACTAGCTAACTTTTTTAGAATTCTTGGCGCAAATATGGCTGGAATTGCCACTGTTTTAGGCTTCATTTTAGCTGGATATGGGGCTTTTTTGATCAATAGACCTACTGGATTCATGGTTTGCGGCGGCTTGTTGTTTGTTCTCGCCTTTATTCTGCTGCTTCCTGATAACGAAGGGAGGTGAGATGAATGAAGCTATTTCGAGGATTGGCAACCGAAGTGGACCCTCACTGGGCAGATCATTTGCTTGATTCTGGGGTAATCCCATCATTTCGAGGTGGATACCTTGGTATTTCTGCATTACGCAACTCCGATGTGCTGACAGCTGTCTCAATTGTCGCAGGTGATGTTAGCCGGTTCCCGTTAGTGATTACTGACAGCTCAACCGATGAAGTGATAGACTTGTCTGACATTGATTATCTGATGAACACAAAGGTTAACAAACGTTTATCAGCATATCAGTGGAAATTTTCCATGATGGTCAATGCAATTTTGACTGGCAATGCTTATTCGCGGATTGTGCGCGATCCGATAACCAACGAACCAGCTATGTTTGAGTTCTATGCCCCATCACAGACGCAGGTGGACACAAGCGATCCCGAGAATCTTGTCTATCGATTCACACCATACAACGCAAGTGTTCAAAAAGTTTGCAGTTTTGAGGATGTTATTCATTGGAAGTTCTTTTCATATGACACCATCATGGGCCGCTCGCCGCTACTTTCCTTAGGTGATGAGATTGGACTTCAAGAATCCGGTGTTTCCACGCTTCAAAAGTTCTTCAAGAGCGGATTGAAAGGCTCAATTATCAAAGCAAAAGAGAGCCGCCTATCTGCCGAAGCACGCCAGAAGATTCGTGAAGATTTTGAAAGGGCACAGGCAGGTGCTGATGCTGGATCGCCAATTATAGTTGACGCGACGATGGATTATCAGCCGTTGGAAGTTGATACCAACGTTCTTAATCTGATTAACAGCAATAACTATTCAACAGCGCAGATTGCGAAGGCTTTACGGGTGCCAGCGTATCGATTAGCCCAAAATAGTCCCAATCAGTCAGTTAAGCAGCTTGCTGATGACTATATTCGCAATGATCTTCCATTTTACTTTGAACCGATTACAAGCGAGTTTGAACTAAAGTTGCTTGATGACAACCAGCGCCATCAGTATCGCATTGGCTTTGACACAAAATCAGTAAACGGATTGCCGATTACTGACGTCAATACAGCAGTTAATGGCGGACTGTGGACTGGAAACGAGGGACGTGCGGAGCTTGGAAAGAAACCGTTAAAAGACCCGAACATGGATCGTATTCAGTCGACACTTAACACAGTGTTCCTTGATCAAAAGGAAGCATATCAAGCTGAACACGCATCGCAATTGAAGGGAGGTGATGCTAATGACAAAGGAGCTGCGAATGACAGCGACACCCATGCAAATTCGTGATGGGGATGAGAAACATCCAACTGTCATCGAAGGTTATGCGCTTAAATTTGACCGGAAATCTGAAATCATGGGCGGCGGTGAATTTAGTTTTCGTGAGCACATTGACCGCCATGCGCTCGACAATGCTGATATGAGCAATGTCGTGGCGCTATTTAACCATGATCAAAACCAAGTGTTAGGCCGCACTGGCGTTAATTTGGAACTGACCATTGACGACACTGGACTTAAGTACACTCTGACGCCACCAGATACACAACTCGGTCGTGACTTACTAGAAAACGTCCGGCAAGGGATTATCAGTCAGTCAAGCTTTGCATTTACGATTGCGCCAGACAAAGACGCGCAAAAGTGGCAAAAGTCAAGCGAACGAGGGGTTAAATACGAGCGCACAATCAACAACATTGATCATCTGTTTGATGTTTCGCCGGTGACAACACCTGCTTATCCAGACACTGAGGTAAAGGTCGGAGCACGATCGTTGGAACAGATAAAAGCGCTAGATCAGCCGCCAGAATGGGAACTTAAGCGGCGCAAGATGCTTTATCAACTGAATAAAGAGGAATTGCTCAAGGGCATCGAATAATCGGTGCCTATTTTTATACAAAAAATAAGGAGGGTCACTAGATGACTTTAGATGAAAAATTAGCTGCTGTTAAAAAGCAACTTGATGAAAAGCGTTCAGCGTTGCCAGCTATGAAGACAGAACTTCGTTCTTTACTTGAAGGTGAAGATTCCGAGGAAAACCTGAAGAAGGCAGAAGGCGTTCGTGCCAAGTATGATAAAGCTGGCAAAGAGATCAAAGATCTTGAAGAAAAACGTGACTTATACGAGGCTGCGTTGAAAGGCAATGAACAGCCGAGTGGGAAGAAGCCCAATCATCCGGAAGAGCATAGCTATCGCGATGCACTGAATGCTTATTTGCATACTCGTGGTCGTAATACTGATGGCGTCAATTTTGAAAAGACAGAAGCTGGTGAATTTGCAATTTTCCGTGGCAGTCCTACCGATGCCAGTGATGCTGAAAATGCAGGTGTTAAGTCAACAGATGCGGCCGCGACCATTCCGGAAACGATTGTCAACAACCCGCAACGTGAATTGCAGACTGTTGTTGATCTGAAACCTTTCACGAACGTATTCCAAGCCTCCACAAAAAAGGGTACTTACCCAACAGTTGCAAATGCTACAACCAAGATGGCTACTGTTGCCGAGTTGGAAAAGAACCCAGCAATGGCAAAGCCGAACTTCAAATCGATCGACTGGTCTGTTGAAACGTATCGTCAGGCTCTTCCGGTTTCACAGGAATCTATTGACGACTCCGCAATTGATTTGGTTGGGTTGATTGCCCAGAACGCACAACAAATTAAGGTCAACACGACTAACAGTGCCGTTGCAACTCTGCTGAAAGGCTTCACTGCCAAGACGATCTCTAGCATTGATGATTTGAAGCATATCAACAACGTGGATTTGGACCCTGCGTACTCTCGTGCAATCATCGCGTCCCAGAGCTTTTACAACTTCTTGGATACGGTGAAAGACGGTAATGGCCGTTACTTGTTGCAAGACAGTATCTTGACCCCGTCTGGCAAGAGCGTTCTTGGTATGCCGATTATTGTTGTATCTGATGATACTTTGGGTGCAGCAGGCGAAGCACACGCCTTTTTGGGTGACATCAAGCGGGCAATTCTGTTTGCTAACCGCGCAGACTTCATGGTTCGCTGGATTGATGATCAGATTTACGGCCAATATTTACAAGCTGGCATGCGCTTTGGTGTAGCTGTTGCTGATCAAAAAGCTGGCTACTTCCTCACATACACAGCCCCAAAAAAGTAACCCCTAAGGCCGACAAGGCCGTAGTAGGGGAATCAAAACTAACTGAATGAGTGGTGAAGGCTAATGGCTGATGATATGCTTCTGACAGATGAGCAGTTTGCAACGCTGAAGATGTATGTCAAAGTCGATCAGGGCATTGAAGATGACATGCTTAAGGTTTTAATTAATGACGCAGGTACGGAGCTGTCCGCAGCCATCAAAACCGGTAGTAAGCCAGAAGACTACCTGTCTAATCCCGAAGTACGTGACCGTTTTTTCACAGCACTTATGAAGCAAGTCAAGGAAGACTATGACTACAGAGGTATGGGTGCTGAAGTCATGCGCTTTCCGTTGCAAACATCAACCACAAATATCATCAATCAGCTTCGCTCAGAATTGCCGGAAGAGGATGGTGATCCTGATGCGCACTAATCGAATGACTGAAAGAATTGCGTTCGTCAGCTATGAGTCAAAAAAGGTTAACGGAGTTCCGGTTGATGGTGTGCTCGTTAAGCATATGACGGTTTGGGCGGAAGTTCCTAAGGTACCAATCAGAGAAGCAAATGATCCGCAGACGAAGTTGGGCACTCGCAAAGACAGCCCAACTTTTTTAGTGCGATTTTTGACCGCAGAGGAAATCCAACCAACTTGGCGAATTCAGTGGCGTGGGAAGGAATATCAAATCACGGGTCTTGATCCTGATTACGAGAGGCGCGATCTGACAACGATTACGGCAAAGGTGGTGAGCTGATGGGCGTAAAAGTCACAGGGGATGCTGAACTGCTTGCTAATCTTAACAAGCTCCAATTTGGAGTTGCAAAAGAAGCTCGAGCGGCTGTCCGAGATGGCGCACAAAAGTTTGCCGACAAGCTAAAAAGCAATACGCCTGAGTGGGACGGCGAGACTGATATGAGCGGGCATTTGAAAAATGACATTCAGCTTTCAAGTGTCCGTGAAACGAGTGGTGTAACAGAAGTAGACGTTGGATATGGTAAAGATACCGGCTGGCGTGCTCACTTTCCAAACTCGGGCACTTCAATGCAGGATCCGCAACATTTCATTGAGGAAACGCAAGAAGTCATGCGGCCAGTTGTTATCGCTACTTTCCTAAGTCACTTGAAGGAAGGCGGGATGTAATGGCACCTGAAAAACGTGTTTATGACATCCTGTCAGTCAATTTGGATATTGCTGACAAGGTATATATAGGTACCCCAGACTTCAATAACCAGACAAGCGTAACTCCCGAAAGTCTAGCTCCATGGGTGAGAATCACTTCTTTACCCGGTGATGCTGCTGATTATGCTGATGATTCTAGGATATTAGAGTATCCGAAAGTGCAAGTAGACTTTTGGGTGAATAACACTGACTGGGATCAACAAGAAAAAATAGAAACACAGATATATCAAGCACTACACGCGGCTGGCTGGGAAAGGTATTATCGCAACTCCTACGTTGATGGCGATACCCCAGCCCTTCGCATGACAACAGGATACTTTCAGTTTCAAGGACTGCCGATTGGCTAGTCCTTTTTAATTTCCTAAAGGAGGATTTTTAATATGGCAGAGACTGCTGTAACAACTAATAAGAAGTTAGCAAAATTTGGGGCTTCGGCCTTTGAATACGGGGTTGTCGGTGATGACGACTTTGTACAAAAAACACGAAAGATTCAAGGCTTATCTAGCGTGAAATTGGATATTAAAACAGAGCAAAAGACGCTGTCCGCTGATGACGGCCCGTACTTGATTCTTTCAGGTGGCATCACGGAAGCAACCGAAACAATCGAAATGTACGATGTTGATTCCGTTATGAAGTCTGATTTATTTGGCATTAAGGTTGTTAATGGGGTTGAAGTATATCCAAAGAATCTTAGCCCTAATTACGTCGCGACTTTGTTCCGCACGAAGCTTTCAAATGGCAAGTACGTTTGGGTTGGTATGCTCAAGGGAATGTTCTCACTTCCGAACGTTGATACCAAGACTGTTGACGGCACACCAGATCCAAGTGCTGACAGTATCGAAGGCTCATTTATTCCTCGAGGTGACCAAGATACCGGCAATGTTGTGTTGATTGGTCGTGAAGACAACGATGGATTCAAATTCGATACCTTCCACAGCTATGTATTCCCTAAGAATGAGAAAGACGCGACTATTTCCGCAGTTGGTGTCGGTGTCTAAAAAGTGTAAGTTGATCCGGCTAATGCCGTGAATAAACAAGTTACTTTCAAAACGTCAGATCTTACCGTTGCCACCGTTTCCAGTGATGGAACTGTGGCTTAGCAATGAACTCGTCGCCTTGTAAATGCACAATACGCGAACAGCGGGCGGCTTATACCTAAGGAGATTAAGCATGGCATATCAAATTAAACTAAATATCAAAGGTGAAACGTGCGTGTTCACACGAAATGGAGAGCCAACATTACGTGATACTACGAACGCCTTGAAAGTGCAGCAACAACAGCTGCGCATGCTAAACCGTAAAGATGGCCCTTCAAACGATGATTACGATGAGAACGAGAAAAACTTAGCCAAATTTGCTGTTGATTTCTGGAAAAACCAGTTTACTACCGATGATGTTATTGATGGCTCTTCGATTTCTTTGAAATCGCTGGATTCAATCAATGATGCCATTGGTGATTCTCTAAGCGACGGTGAAGAGGATAAGAAGGACACAGCAAAAAAATCACCGAAGCGGACGTCAAAGAAGCCATTAGCAACCTTGACGACTTCTACAAAGCAAGGCTCTCTGAAGGCTACCGATTAGCTGACGTTGATGCTATGACGCTCCGCGATATTGAAAAACTTAACCAGATTTACGAGGAACGGGAGACCACGATCGACAAGGCCTTTCCGTTCCTTTTCTAGTTCTATGAAAGGAGGTAAAACATGTTAGGAAATCTCGGACAAATTGCGGCCACCGTAAGCTTGAACATTGATCCGTTTCAAGTGAGCCAGCGAGTTTTGAACTCTTCAATTAAAGCAACTGCCGCTGAGTTGCGGGCTCAAGATGCTGCGTTTAAGGGCTCTGAAAAGTCTATCAACAACATGCGTTCAACCTATGACACATTGAGCCGCCAGTCAAAGAACTACCAAGCTCAGCTTCAGAAACAGCGAGAACGGTATGATGAAAATTCGAAAGCGGTTGAAAGACTTAATAAAAGTGAGACTGCATCGCAGGAAGAAATTAATCGTGCGACAAAACTGCAAGCTAATGCTGCATCACAGTATAATCGAACTGCTGCCGCTGCTGCTCAAAATGAAAATCGAATGGCGGCCTTACGCAAAGAGATTGCACTGCAAAGTGACGGCTGGACTAAAGTATCAAACGGCGCCTCTAAATTTGCATCTGTTACCGAAAAGACAAGCTCTAAACTAACCAGTTTCGGATCAACGATGACAAGGGCGGTAACTGCTCCAATTGCCATTGGGTTTGTGGCAGCAGCTAAATCTGCTATTGATTTCAACAGCCAAATTCAAGCAATGGGACCTTTGCTAACAAATGGGGGTGCGATTACTGCTAAGTATCGTGCGCAACTTGATCAACTAGCATCAGCATCTAAAAAGTGGTCGGTTGAATATGGCATTTCCACGGCTGCGATTAACGACGGCATGTCAGAAATGATCAAACGTGGCTATACCGCTGCGCAAACTTTAGGCGCTATGCCTGCAGTTCTCAATGCGGCAAAAGCGTCTGGCGATGACTTCAACGATGTTATGCATGTTTCTACATCCGTTTTGGAGCAATTTGGTCTAAAGACAGAATCAACAACGGGCATGCTTAAAAACACGTCTCGCGTTACAGATGCTCTTACCTATATTGCGAACGCTACTGCAGCAGGATTCCAGGATATGGGCGAGGCAATGACATATGTCGGCCCTTCTGCTCATGCTGCTGGTATTTCACTCGAAGAAACAGCGGCTGCTATTGGTATTATGAGCAACAAAGGGATTGAAGGATCAGTTGCTGGCACAGCATTACGTGGTGCTTTAACAAGACTGTTGAAGCCTTCTAAGCAAAACATTGAAGGCTTTAGTGAATTAGGCATATCTGTTGCTGATTTCAAAAAAGGAACGCTAACTCTTCCAGAGATTCTTGACAAAATCAAGAATAACACTAAGGGGTGGACGGACCAGCAACGTGCTTCTGCAGTAGCGTTGGCTTTTGGCACTGAAGCGCAAGCCGGCATGAATGCCTTGATTAGTGCAGGTGGCGGTGAGCTACGCAAATATACCAGTGAAGCTGAGCATGCTAGCGGAACAACTGCCAAAATTGCTAACCAGTTAAACAATACGGATGCCGCCAAATTGAAGAGATTTCAAGAGTCGATTCATGTTTTAGGAATTGAAGTAGGTCAAAAACTTCTACCGACGCTGACTCCTCTTATCAAAACAGCAACCGATGTTGTCAATGCCTTTTCAAAAATGGACAGCGGTACGCAACAAACCATTATCAAATTTGCAGCGTTTGCGGCAGTTGTAGGGCCAGTGAGTTCTCTTATCGGTGGAGCTCTTAAGCCCGTTGCTGCTTTGAGCAAAGGAATATCTGGAATTGCGGGAGTCATTGGGCGAGCATCCGTAGCCGCAAAAATTGGCGGGACTGCAATGGATGTGCTCAAGTCTGGGTTTAGTAAGACAGCTTTTGAAGCACTTAAGGTTGCACCTGCAGCGGCTGCGGCAGCAGATGGTGCTTCTGGAATGGGAGCGGCCATGGGCGGAGCCGCAGCGAGCGGAACAGGTTTGCTAGCGGCATTGGGGCCAATCGTCCCAGTTGTTTTAGGTGTGACAGCAGTCGTCGGTGCCGGTGTAGCCATCTGGGAATTGTGGGGCAAAAAGGCTCTTGAGTCTGCCGACAGAACTTCACGATGGGGCACGGACATTGGCGAAGCAGCAGATAGGTCCGCAACTAAGATGCGAGACGCTTCTGGCAAGATCAGTGGTGCTTTCACTGACACTAACCACACTGTCAAAGAAAATGCCAAAACGATCGCCAACAGTTTTGATGATATTACGAAGGCTGCTAAAGAATCGTCCAAAAATAGCCAAACCGCACTCGACAAGTTGGCAAAGCAAGTCGGTGGATCGGCTGCTGATCAGATTCGTAAAGATGCAGCAGAAATGAAGAAGGCCGACGATGCACGCATCAAGCAAATTGAGGCTAATGCCAAACAAGCTAAGTCAATTACTGAATCTGCCAGCAAAGAACATGTCGAATTTACTCGAGATCAAATTCAGATTCTGGATAATTTGCGCAAGAGCAGTGCAGCCGAGGCCGTTAAGACGCTTAGAATTTCTGGTACCCAACAAGCGAATGTCTTAAAAGCTATTAATGGCGAAAAGATTCGGATGAGTCAAGCAGCGGCTAAGGAACAGTACAGCCAGATGCAACAGGCATTTGCTGACGAAACTGATACTTATGGCAAACATTATGCTGCCGTTAAAAACTCTGCTGAGTTGAGTACGGCTCAAAAGAATAAAGATCTTGAAAAGCTGGAAAAAGATCATCAAAGCAACATGAGCGTGATTTATGCGGGTGCGATCCAAGCAATGAAAGCGCAAGGACTATCCAACAAGACGATTCAAGAACAACTTCAAACAGAGTTTGGTGCGACGGCGTCTCAAGCTAAAAAAGCAATGAGCGCTTATTCAGAGGCAATGAGTAAGGGTGTAAAAGATAGCAAGCAATTTGCGGCCGCCGTTAATTCCAATATGAGCAAGAGTGTCCAGAAGGCTGGTAACGATTGGAACAACCTTGTACTAGATCCTAAAACTGGTAAAGTTGTCACCAATCTGCCACAAGTTCTAAAGGATACCGCAAGCACGGAAGGTGGTTGGAAACGTCTTAATTTTGACCTAAAGAATGCCAAGATTAGCTCAAATGCAAAGCAAATGATTGTCGAGGCGATGGCCTCCACCGACAAGTGGAATTCGCTGACCGTTCAAGAGAAGACAGCTCTAGTGAGGGCATCCGGTCAAAAAGACTTAGCTAACATCATAACCGAGTTTGTTTCATGGAATAAGTTCACGCCAAAAGAACAACAAGCCATCGTCAGTGGAGATTACACACCGCTTGTCAACGCACTAGTTCAAATGGGTTACTGGAATGAATTGAGTCTCAAAGAACAGCAAGCGATCGTTCATGACAAGGCTACTTTGCCACTCATTGATATCTTGACGCAGTCTGGCAAGTGGCAGGGTTTGACACTTAAACAACAAACTGCGTTGATCAATGCCAAGGGTAAAGACGAACTCAAGGACGTCTTATTCAACCTAGGCGTGTGGCAGTCAATCGATCCCAAAGATCAGTACACAACGCTAAAAGCCGTGGGCGAGGGTAAACTCGCTGACATGCTTGACCAGTTGGCCCTGTGGAACAAGATTACTCCGCAGCAAATGCAGGCGGTGGTTAAGGGTGATTATTCATCTCTAGTCACGGCAATTGATGAAGTTAACGGTTGGAACCAACTGACACCTAAGCAGATGCAGATGATTGTGCAAGATAAAGCAACAGCCACCTTGATTCAAGGCATGATTGAAGCACAGTCTTGGAACAGGTTGTCAGTCGAGGCTAAGACGGCACTGATTCAGGCCAAAGGCAAGGAACAGCTTGCTGACGCTGTGGCCAAGTTTGGTTTGTGGAATCAATTACCGTCAAAGACCAAAGAATTATTGGTAAATAATGCTGATGCCCGCGCCAAACTAGTTGAGGCAGGCATTGATGTAGATGCATACGAGGCCAAACACCCGAGACCTAAAGAGTTGACGGCTAACGTCAATGATTTACTGACGAAGACTTCGCAAGCGAAAGGAGATCTAATCTCCTATGATTCTTACAAGCCGGGGATGAAGCAATTCACCGGCGATTCTTCAAATGTCACTCAACATGCTGAACACGGTAAGAGTGAGGTCAATACCTTTAACATGACTAATCCGTTGGCACGTTACTTTACTGGGGATTCCTCAAACGTGACGGCACATGCTGAAAAAGGTAAGGGCGAAGTCAACAGTTTCAATGGAACTAACCCATCAATGCGTTACTTCATGGGTAATGCTTCAAGCGTTGTGGGGGCTGCCGGATCTGGTAAAAACAGTATCGGAAGTTTTAATGGAACAAATCCGGGAGATAAATATTTCAAAGGCCATGATAATACGACAGGACCCGCAAGTGCCGCCAAACGTGCAGTTAGCGCATTTGGTGGGAATGAAGTCATCACGAAGACTTTCAATTTTGTGGCTAATATTTCGGACAGTATTCGGAGGCTTCTTCACTTGCAGCACGGAACTAATGATCTCCGAACTAGTTCACTGGCGATGGTGAACGATGCCCCCGGATCTAACTATCAAGAGCCTATTATCACTCCTAATGGCCACATGTTTATGTTCAAAGAACGAAATGTGGTTTTTCCGCTTGCTCGTCACTCAATGGTTATTCCTGCTGATAAGGCTCGTCGAATGAACATTCCACGTTTTGCTGGTGGCACCACAGACTTCGGAGGCGCTGCTAATAGAATAAACCAATTGAATCCGCAAACCTTTGTTACCAGCATTTCTAGTGGTAGCAATAGTCGTGTTGAGGATTTGCTTGCAAGACTGATCGAATTAACAATTTATCAGATTAATCATACACAACGTACTGAAGGCAAAGTAGTGCTTGAAAATAACCGCGAAATTGGCAAATGGTTGTACCCAACAATTAATGAGCTGGATAAGCAAAACACAATCAGAGAAAGACATGGAAGGGGTGTTTATTAATTGGCGAACTTGATATTTGGAGGACATAAGATTGGTAGTTCCGTTCTGCAGTTTAGTGCTGCTAGGGGAATTACATCAGAGATTGAAAACACTTCCCATTCTGTTGGAATTAGCGATGGTGAGATGCTTATCAATAGTCGTCTTAAGTCTAGAATCATTCCAGTAACTTATGATTTTGTGGCGCTATCTCGTCGTGAATTTGAACGGCAGTTAGCGCCACTACTTTATAGCACTGATGTTCAGAAGCTAATCATTGATGATCGCCCTGATGAATTTTGGTATGCAAAAGTTGATGGCAAGATCGACATGGACCGAGCTTATTTTCTTGGCACTGGTACTATTAATTTTCTGGTTCCCGATGGCATTGCGCACTCGGTAGCCACGAAGACGTTTGACAATATGCCTTACAAGGACATACCAGTGAACTTGATGACAGGTACATCATCGAACAACACTGGCGTTGTTAAGGCGAATACTCAAGGAATTGATGGTATCACTCTGAAGAAAGCACCAGTCGATGGTGGTCAGACATATGTTTACACCGTTACTTTTGGCGATATGGGACACACTGGCCATTCGTCAGTTAGTTGGTATGATGCTTCCAATAACTGGATATCTAGCCAAGCTGGTTCGGATATACCTTGGGTCTCTGGAGGGGGACGGTTCTCAACCGTATTTATGGCTCCTAGTAATGCTGCTTATGTTGAGCTAACCCCAAGATACTTTAGCCAAACTTTCCCCACAGACACGTCTGTGTCTTGGACGCATGAGAAACTCGAACTAGGCACTTCTGCTTCTCCATGGTCACCTAACCCAGCAGATCCTGAATACTATCCAGACACCATCACGGTTCATAATGGTGGTACCTATCCTGTCGAGCCAGTTATTACGGCAACCATGCATGCTGATAACGGCTTTCTAGGATTTGCCAATAGTCAGGGTGGCGTGCTTCAGTTTGGCAACCCTGAAGAAATTGATGGGTATACAAGTGAAGAAAGCGAAGTGGCCTTGAATTTGGCAGCCGTTCAAGGCTCGCACATGGATAATCAAGCGGCTTCCAATAATCTTTACTGGGGAGACAACCCAGCTACGCCGAATGAACAGATCGGCAATGCGATTTGGACAGAGGACAGCTACGATGGCTGGAAGGTTGAGCCTAATTGGCCCAGTATTACTGGTACTCATTTGTATTGGAATGGGCCTTCAATCAAACACGATCTCGCCCAGACGCATAATGGAGACTTTAAGAGCAATCTCACATGGGACGTTATGACACGCTTCCAAACTGGTGTATCAAAGGTTGGTTCACTCGAAACAACTTTAGAAAGTGACGGCAAGCCAATCTTTCAGATGATACTGAAAGACAATAGTGCACTGTCTGACCAAATATGGTGGATGTGCTATTACAAAGATCAGCTGGTCGTCAATGAACAGTTGGATCGCAGCATTTTCACTAACGACAAGTTCATTCAGCTGGAATTGCAGAAATTTGGTAATTCGGTTGTTTTTAGAGTGTCACCATGGGTTGGCAATCAAGGACGAGAGACGACTATTACCCGTCAATTCACTTTTGCGGACGCTGCTAGTGTCGAGACTAAGCAATTTTCAGCGTGGTTTATGCGAGACAAGACATGGGGCGAATCGACTATGTATCTAATTGCGTCTACCGTTAAATGGCAGAACGTAAGCTGGTATACAGATATTAAGAATCGCTTCAGCAATGGCTATGTAATTACAATTGATGTGGCTAATACCAAAACTTATTTCAATGGCAATGAAGATCGCACCTTGCATACATTAGGCAACCAGTGGGACAAGTTCCTTTTACCACCCGGAGATACCATCATTAAGTTAATGCCATCAAGCTGGGCACAACAATTTGCGTGTGAGGTCGAGATAAGGGAGGCTTGGCTATAAATGGAGTATTATTTTGCAGATCGAAAATTCAATATTTTGGGTGTTGGGTCGACTGATGGCAAAGGCGAATGGCGAATTGACAACGATATAGAAAAACAAAGTGTAGACAATCGTCCTGCGGTCGAACTTTCTTTTGATATTCACTTCACGAATGATCAGGAACAAGCAGTCAATGAGATGGCCAAAGCAACCCACTTCATCATGTATCAAGATGAAGAAGGCAACGCTCACCAAATGGTGATTGAATCGGTTGACCATGATTCACTAGGCCATATTCACTCAATTGTTGCCAGCGATGCGGGTAATGACTTGATTAACGAAACCGTTGGCGCCTTCAAGGCCGACAAGCCATATACGATTGCTGAATATATCCTCATGTTTACAAATGATTCTGGCTGGGAGATTGGCATCAACGAATTTCCTGACAATGTTCGAACACTCGAGTGGACTAGTGAAGAATCATCGTTGGCTCGCATTATTGCCGTGGCAAAAGATTTTGATGCAGTGCTTAGTTTTGGCTTTGAGTTTGTTGGAACCAACTTGGTTAAGCGTGTCATTAACATTCGGCATGAAACGGCCGGTGACAGCTTGATTTCCTTTGAAATGAATAAGGACATCAACAATATCGTCACGCATCTCGATACCTATGACATGGAAACATCTATCAAGGCTTATGGAGCGGTGCCAGAAAGTACGAATGGATCAACTAATCAGGACCCAATCAACTTGATCGGCTACAAATGGACTGATCCAACAGGACAGTTTGTGCTTGATCAGTACGGGTTCTTGCACGATACCATTGCTGTGCAGAAATATTCACGTTTGTTAAGCAACAGCAACCCTAACCCAACACAGTCTGACTGGAATCGGGTTAAAACGTTTGATTCAAAATCGCAGGCGGAACTTTTGCAAGCGGCTTTGGCAGACTTGAAAAAGTATAACCACCCAAACGAAACGTACGACATTGATTTGGTTAATTCGCCATACGTACCGCTTAATCAAACCGTCCACATTGCCGATGAGAATCAACAGCTATTCCTGTCTGCCAAAGTGTTGAGCATTCAGCGCAGCCGTGCTAACCACTCTGTCAAGCTTACTTTGGGTGAGTTCGCTCATGAAACAGTCAGCTTTGACCAACGCCTCAGTGAGCTTGCCAACCAGATGTCGAATATCTCAAAAACCGTTCAATACTATCCTTGGCTCCGCTATGCCGATGATGATCAAGGAACAAATATGAGTGCCTTCCCAACTGGTAAGAAGTATATGGCAATCGTTTGGTCAAATGAGACATCCGTTCCAAGCGACAATCCATCTGATTACGCTGGCCATTGGGCACTGATTAAGGGCGAAGATGGCGCGGATGGTAAAGATGGGGTGCCAGGGAAACCGGGTGCCGATGGTAAAACACCATACTTCCATATCGCATACGCCGATAGCAGTGACGGCAAAACGAACTTTTCGCTCGATACTCCCGGCTCTCGCAAGTATATCGGTAGTTATACAGACTTTACGCAAGCTGACAGTACTAATCCGGCTGTTTATAGTTGGCAACTAGTGCAAGGGCCAAAGGGCGACACTGGCCCACAGGGACCACAAGGACCGCAAGGTGTTCCCGGAAGCAAGGATGTGCCATACACATACATTCAACTTGGTACGCCTGCTAGTCCCAAGAAAGGTGACTTATGGTGGCACGGGACAACGCTTAATGATGCCACAGCATTGCAATACTATGATGGGTCAACTTGGATTGACCAAAGCATTCAGCAGGCAGTGCTCAGCATCAAAAAGTTGCAATCAATTGAGATTGACACATCAACCATCAATTCGCCTGACATTAATTCGCCATTCAGCCATGTTCAGATTGATGGCGCCAAGAGTTCTGGCAATCTTGAACTCAAAGACGCAAGTCTTAGCATACTGGGCAACATCGAAGACAATAATGGTAATCCCAACGGTCAATACTACAAATCACTTTTGAGCCCAAGCGGTATGTTCAACTACATCACGACACCCGATCAAAAGGGAAGCATGTCGTCAGTTGCACTCCAACGTGGTGCACTTCAGTTACAAACATTGATCAGCGACCCCAGTGCCGCTACAAAAAAATATATTCAGTCTGAATTCAAATCAACAGACAACGTGACATTTTTCTACGTCAATACAACCGCGCTAAGAAATATTGATATTGATTACGCATATATTTACTACACGCGACGTGGAAATTTGGTGACCGTCAACTTTCAAATTCACACAATAGCTAATCAGTACAATTATTTGAGACTCGCAGATATTAGACCCGGTTACAAACCTTTATTGACAAACAATATTGTTGCAAGCTGCTTGAGCTTTTCAGATCCCGGACAATCTACAGCTATGTATTCAAGCACGCCAAGCGGAGGAACGGTCGGCTGGTATAGCAACATTTCCAAAGCTTCTGGTAGTTATGGTGGCTCGGTGTCGTATCTAACTCAGGACGATTATCCGACGGGTGATTCATTTTTTGGCTAGGAGGCAATTATGAAAATCAAAGTGTGGACGGATAGCAATAATCGGCTGCTTAACTGGGCAAATGCTGATGAAAACAGACCAGTAGGGCCGACCGATGAAGGATTTGAGGTTATTGAAGTTGACGATGCTATTGGCTTGTATGAGAACCATGCAAGTATTGTTGATGGCAAGGTTGTTCCAGATGCTGGCTATGACCCAGATGCTGACATACCTAAACCTGAGGCGTCACCAGAACAGCAAATGCTTGCTGCACTTGCTCTTGACGTAGCGCAGATGAAGGCGGTGAAATCAAGTGACTTATTATGATCAGTGTGTACTGTTTTACGGTTGGGGGATTGATTTAACACCTTATGTACCGGTAATGATTACCCCAGATCAATACAAGCAAATTACAGGCAATGACTATGTCGGTGGCAAAAGCTAGCGGCTATTTTTGTGGAAGGAAGTGAGAAAGTGACATTTTTTGGATACACGATTGGTGACTGGGCGGAGTTCATATCAATCATAGGGGTGGGCGTAAGTGCGGGCAGCTGGCTGTTCAAAAAGATTGCCTTAGATCCATTACGCTCTGATATTCAAATACTTTCAGAGACGATTAATCGTCAGCTCAAAATGCACGAACAATCGCTGGCAGACTTGAATACTCATCTGAAAGCACATGATGAAGAGCTTGGCAGTCACTCGGTTAGGATTACTCGATTAGAAGACCATGTAGGCATCAAAGGAGATAATGATGATGAATAATTGGACAGATCTTGTAGTATCACTTGCAGTAGCAGCAATCCCTGTCATTGGGGCTTGGATCTCAAAACAGTTGCTGGCTAACAAGCAAGCACTCACTTTGGTAAAGGTAATAGGCCCATTGGCAAACGCTGCGGTAACAGCGGCAGAACAGCTCGGTGTGACAAAGGCGATTGACGGTGCGGTTAAGAAATCTACTGCCATTCAAGCAGTTAAAGATGGTTTGAAGTCGCTTGGTTTCACCAGCACAGACGAGAAGACAATTGCCAACGCAGTTGAGCAATCCTACGCTAATTTGAAAGACAGCCTAGCAGAAACCTATCCACAAAAAACTGTTGATCAGGAAGCATCTAATCAAGACAAAGTGGCTGCCGCAGCTCAGGCGGCCGCAGACGCAGTTAAGGCTAAACTGGCACCATCATCTGTTGATCCACAGCAATAAGGAGGGCACCATGAAATTTAAAACTAAACTCATCACTTTGGTAGTCGCCTTCTTGGCGGCTATTTCTTTTGCCTTGCCATCGCAGGTAAATGCAGCCAAGGGTGATCAGGGTGTCGACTGGAGCCGGTACCAAGGAGATAACGGTGTCTTTGGTTATTCCACTGACAAGTTTGGGATCTCTCAAATCGGTGGCTATAGCGGCTACGGCACGTACGAGCAAACCACGTATAAGACACAGGTTGCTTCTTTGATTGCCGCTGGTAAGCGGGCACACACCTATATTTGGTGGCAGAATATCGACAACACCAATTTGGCCAAGCAGGTGCTAGATCATTTCTTGCCAGAGATTCAGACGCCAAAAGGGTCGATTGTTGCGCTTGACTATGAAGCTGGATCAACCAACACGGCAACTTTGCTGTGGGCACTCGACTATATCCGCGATGCTGGGTACACGCCAATACTTTACGGGTATAAGAGCTTCTTGATGAGTCACATTGACTTGTCACAGATTGCCAGTCGCTACCAGCTATGGCTTGCGGAATATCCAGACTACAACGTCACCACTGTTCCGAACTATGGCTACTTCCCGAGCTTTGATAATGTAGGTATCTTCCAGTTCACTTCCACCTATCGCGCTGGCGGCCTTGATGGTAACGTTGATCTAACCGGCATCACTGATTCAGGCTACAACGGTAGCACGACAACTGACAGCGGCAAGACCTACGTCAAGCCATCAACCAACACACCAGCAACCAACGCAGGCCAGCAAGCTAACAACACCACGCTTAGCCAGATCAAAGCTGGCGATAGTGTTAAAGTAAACTTCGGCACAACCCGTTGGGCGAACGGTGTCGCAATGCCTAGCTGGGTTCAGGGCAAGACGTACACCGTGCAGCAAGTATCTGGATCTAACGTATTGCTTGGTGGCATCATGAGCTGGATCAATCGTAGCAATGTTGAGCTGCTGACAACGACCAGCGTGCCATCAGTAAGCTATGGCTCGACCTACACGGTTCAGTCTGGTGACAGTTGGTGGTATATTGCTTACAAGTACGGCATGAGCATGTATACTTTGGCTTCTAACAATGGCAAGACCATCAACAGTGTGATTCACCCTGGAGACGTATTGCGTGTATCTGGTGGCTACTCAGTGGCAGTATCAAGTCACACGTACTACACAGTCCGCTATGGTGATAGCTTCTGGAGTATTGCCTATAAGTACGGAATCAGCATGTACACACTGGCGGCTAACAATGGCAAGTCAATCTACAGTTTGATTTACCCAGGCGAAAGCCTGTACATTAGGTAACGGCTTGCCGCTGAAGTCAAAAAATATAAATAGGGTGAATGCATATGGCTGAAAAAATTGATAAAGCACGAGTTATTGAGCAAAGTTATGTGAGACGTGACTTAATGAGAGCCGTTTCAGAGTTGCTGGATTCCGCTTCAGACAAGCATTCAACTGATGAACTTATAGATGCTGTTGCCTCCGTTCAGTCTGTGACAATGGCCTTGGAGCATAAATCAGCCGTTTGCGGTCCTCCTGGTCTACGTGGCTGGGACGGAGAAGAATACTGATATATCAGGTAACAAAAAAGTCCTCTGCTCGCTAACGCGGGTGGAGGGCTTATTGTTGTAAATTAATTGTCAAGAATGCACTGCAATTTTTTACTTTTTAAATATGTTTTAATCAGTTTTAATTGAATATTGTTATTGCCACTGGTAATATGTAAGCGATGGGTGCATGACAAATTTGCTTGGAAAGCGTACACATCACATGAAGCTTATAGATTAACATGGGGGGGTGGAGCAATGCAGCATCAAGGCGGTGGTAGTTGGTCATCGATTTTCGATGAGTTAAAGTCTTATCCGTCTCCATTAGACTCTCTTAGGCATAAATATCTCGAAGACCTTGAAAAACAAACTAATAGAACCATAATCTGTTATTACTCTGGTTGGCAACAAGGACGAAAAAATCAGATTGATATCAATGATAGCGACATGGAAGGGTTTATGAGTTCCATCAATGGATTAGATCGCAAAAAGGGACTTTCTTTAGTTTTGCATACACCAGGTGGAGATCCTAATGCTGCAGAATCAATCGTTTCATATCTTAGAAGTATGTTTGATGATAATATAGAGGTGATCGTTCCTCACATGGCAATGTCTGCAGGCACTATGATTTCGTGTGCTTCTAAAAAGATTTGGATGGGAAAGCATTCAAGCCTGGGACCGGTTGATCCTCAGATAGGGGGGTTACCTGCCTATAATATTATTTCTGAATTTGATGAAGCGTACCGTGATCTACAAGAAAACGCCAACAACCTTCAATATTGGTCGTTACTTTTAGGAAAATATCCGGCCGCATACGTCAAGTTCGCTCAAGATGCCGTTCAATTATCGGGAGAGCTAATAGAAAGCTGGCTTTCGTCTGTTATGTTCGCCGATGACCCACATCCAGATGAAAAGGTAAAGGCTATAGTGAAAAGGCTCAATGAACACACTCGTTCAAAGGCTCATGCTCGACACTTCAATATTGATTTGGCTCGTGAAATCGGTCTAAAAGTTAATGCTCTCGAAGACGATCAGAACTTGCAAAATTCAGTTTTGAGTCTCCATCACTCCATTATGATTACTTTGCAACAGACAAATGTTTCAAAATTAATTGAAAGCAAATCATCTTCATATATTGTCAGTGACCAAAGTAGGAGGAACCCATGACATACACAATAGAACAAATCAACGCCCTTTTCGATAAAGTAAATAAAACAAATGAACAGTTAAATCAATATAATCAACCTAACGCTGAACCCACAAACCAAGGATCGGCACAAGAATGTGTTGTGCGTATCGTTCAATATTAGGCTATATGTGTTATTAGTAAGCCTCCTACCAGCAATGGTGGGAGGCTTATTTTTGTGCACAAAATATGCACAAAAAGTTGTTTTCTACTATTATATATACGTTTGTTTTCGCCCTTACTCTCCGTTTTTATGCTTCTAGATGCTTTCTATAGCTTCCCGGAATGCTGGTATAAAGGCATTACGGGATTTTTGTTTCCTTTTATTTTCGGTTGTTTTTTTCCTCCGGTGCACAAAATGTGCACAAGCTAAAGTCTCGAAAGTGCTTGTAGCGTCTGGGATACCTGCTCTTTTCTTTGATCTTCAAGAAGATGAGCGTAGACTTTTTGAGTGATCATTGTATTGGCATGCCCAAGTCTTTTTGAAATATAGTTAATGTCAACGTGATTGGCAATCAAATAGGAAACGTGAGTGTGTCTAAGCCCATGGAAAGTAATCGCGGGGGAAATGTCGAGAGTCTTCTCGATCGTCCTTAGATCCTTATTAATTGCCGTGCTCGATAGCATGTTATGCCGTATGCTGCGAAATAATAGTTGTTTGCTATCACGATATCCCTGAGCAAGGTAGACCTCTTGCTGTTCTTTCTTGAGACGTAAAAGCAAGTCTGCAAGTTCTCTCGTGATGTCGATGTCACGTACACTTGATTTGTTCTTAGTAGCAGCAAAGCCGCTGCCATATCTGTGATCCCACGTTCTGGTAATGTGCACAACGCGCTTTTTAAGATCAACATGATCCCACGTGAGCCCAAGAACTTCAGAATACCTAGCTCCGGTCAGTGCCCCGGTTGCGATGATGTAGTAAGCAATATGCTCGTAGTCTGCAAATTCTAGGCAGTAATTGACGAGCTTGCGTAAATCCTTTACTTGCAAATATTTGATGATTCCTGCTTGGCCTTCATTACCAGTGAGGACAACGTTATGAGTGAAGTTAGTATATATTATTTGGTCATCGACGGCAGAATCAGCCATTGAGCGAACATAGCCATTCAATTTGCTGACTGTATCTTTAGCCCTTTTTTTGCCAAACTCATTGATAAATGCCTGCCAGTCTGATTTTGAAATTGATTTTAGTTCACGGCTTTCGCCCCAATAGGCTAATAACTGTTTACGAATTGTTTTATACCGGGCTTCGGTGATACGAGAATGCTTACCAGATTTGTACAGCTCAATCCATTTGTCCCAGTAGTCGATTAACGTTATCTTGTTAAGATCCAAATTTGCACCGCGATTATGCTGACGTTCGACTTCGATTGCCGCTATATCAGCAGCTTTTTTTGAGGGGAAACCACCTTTGTTGACATACTTGCGTGTTCCATCATTATCCTTGTAAGAGACACGATATTGCCATTTTTTGCCACGTTTGCTAATGCTGGCCATCATTTACACCTCCTTGTGCTATAATACAGATAGGTGCTATTGCACGCACCACACAGTCACGGATCCATAAGACGTCTACCCATTCGGTGGGGTAGGCGCCTTTTTAATGCTAGTTTATTTGTAACTAACGATTTGTGGTCAGGATACTGATTTGATGATATAATGTCTGCAGAGATAACTTGCGAAGGAGAAACGCTGGGTTCCCGAATGGGAGTAGGCATTTGCCGAGAATTCCTATGCGCCTGGGGTTGTCTCTTTTTCATTTGCTCTTATCTATTGCTTTCTTTAGATTAGTAATCACTGACCAAGGATGTTTCGTAATTTGTCTCTCAATCAGATTAACAAGCTTTTGAGAGTAGGTGAACTGCGAAGTATTTCCAACTTGGTGTTTGTAAGCATAATCGGGGTTCGATTTAGCATCGTAAAACTTGATAAAAAGCGAAAGATCGCTACTGTTAAATTTTTGTCTTTTAATTCCATCGGGATGTGAGACTCTGTACTTTATTTTTTTAAGCCGTATCCAATCGTTTATCTTGGCGACAACATCACTAAATGAGTACGGGTGAGTATTTTTGGGATCTCTGACACGATTAATAATCGCTACTTTGTCGTCTGAGCCGTCCACTACAGATACGATAAAATCTGCATCTTTGCGGTTTTTAGTGATGTAGGTAGTATGATCAATTGGGATTGAGAAGCTGGTACTGTCGATAGTTTGAGTAGCGTTACGAATCTCGGTACTTTCTTTGAGAATTTGCTCAGCTATTGCTTTAGGATACTTACTTTTTATTGAGTTAACATCCAGTCCGTCAACGTTGACTGATAAGGAGAGAAAATGCTGATCGAAACGTTCCGTAACATCAACATTGAAAAAAGCGTTGAATTTGTTTACGTAATTGAAAACAGCGGACTGAAACAACTCTGCGTAAAGTTGCTCATACTCAACGGTAACAAAGTGAGTTGAAGTATCTCTTAAACTAATAATCTTCTCAAGGTTCATGCGAAGAGGCTCGCGCTTGTCGGTAAATACCCTCTTTATTGCGTCTGATAGAGCAATTGTCCGAGAAGGATTATCTCTATAGAAAATTGAGTTAAAACCATTCAGCGAAATTAAATGCGCTTTTAGCATGAGCTCCCATGCGTTGCAGATGAAGAATGAAAAAGCCTCAACTCGGTATTTAATAGTTGGCCTGTTGTACAATTCCAGAGCCAGAGTAAAAGCTTCCTGGCTTTTTTCAAGTAAGGTCTCATAGACTTGGAGCTCATTAGAATCTGTTTTCGATTTTTTTGGTTGTATCTTACTCATACTCCATCTCATTCTGCCTTGGCCTCGCCAAGGCTTTTTATTTTGTATCCAGCCCCACTCTCCGGCTTGCACGGGGACGCCGCTTGCGTGGGGAAAGGGACTAATCACCATAGTCGTCGGGAGCAGTTCCGGCGTCATCAATCTTCTTGGCCAAAGCCAATGGAACTGTGATTTTGCCACCCATGGTTGATTTGTAAGTGGTGGTACCCAAGCTTTCAGCATAGAAGGTGATCTTGTCATTTTCTAGAATGCGAGATCCGTTCATAATATCTGGATCATAACCGACCATAATTACATTGTCATAATTACCATCAACTGCAACACGCAAATCAGTTTCATCGTCACCTTCAACGACTTGAATAACTTTGCCCGTTAAAGTGATGTTCTTGCCCTTGTAGTCGTTTGGAGTCCGTGCCAATTGTTCATAAGTGATCCCAGTGTTGTAGTCAGCTGCGTTGAATGTTTCTGTGCTTGATGATTCTTCATCATCAGAGTCATCGCTATCAGTGTCTTCGTAACTGTCATCATCATCTTGTGACGACTCGACCTTTGACGACTCAGCTTTCGAATACGAACTAGATGCAGCTGACCTGTTGCTTTCTCCCGAATAGGTGCCAATCCAAAAAAAGATTGCAATAAATGCTATTGCCGACAACGCGGTAATAATAAGGTTCCGTTTTAGTTTTCTCGAGTCCTTTCGTTGGACTATAGACAATGTGCCAAATATTGCAGCCAATAGGAGCGATCCCAAAAAGGCAATTAAGATAAGTAGTTTCATTATTCCTCTCCAAAAAATTCAGCTTTTAACGTCGATCAGGGTTTGGACGTAAGATTGTGCTATAAAACGACTGTGTATACGACTACCTTGCCGATGATATTGATATTCTCTTCTTCAAGGTCTTCATAGGTATACATGATAGGGCTAAATCTTTTGTCGGTGGAATCCGGAATAAAGGTGACAATTTCTTTCTGACGGTCGTTGTAGAAATATTTAACAGCGTAGTCACCATCATCTGCGAACACAACAATGTCCCCGTCATTTAGGTCTTGAATGTCACTGTATTGTTTGACGGCTATTAAAGAGCCGTCTGGAATTGTTTGGTTCATTGATTCGCCATTAACGTGCATCATCAATATGCTACTGTCTCCGGCATATCTTCCCATAACACTATCTGGTAGTTGAATCGTTTCAACGTCATCTGAAGTTAGCGGATCGACGTTGCACAAGATTCCAGCCGATATCTCAGCAGGAATGTATGGATAAGAATGAACATTTAGTTTTTTGACTTTAAAAGAATCTACAGGAGAAACTCCTATTAGGCTTTCCGGAGTTGTGTGTAGAGCACTTGCAAATTTATCAACATAGTTTAATGGAAACTCACGCGTTCCATTGAAGTAGCGAGACACAGACGATTTTGCCATGTCAACACGGCGTGCTAGTTCACTGATTGAAATCCCTTCGCGGTTGCGAAGATCATTCAAAGTCTTGATTATTTCATCATTTGTTTTCATGTATCTCACCTCAAGAATGATTTTAACACCGTTCCCGATTGTGCACAATAGGGGCACAAAAAAACAATATCTGAATATTTTTTTGAAATAATCGTTGACACATGGGAACACGGATGATATTCTTTAGATGTTCCCAAAAGGAAACGAAAGGAGGCAATACAATGACACTAAATTTAAAACGTCTTCGCGCTGAACGTATCGCAAAAGGAATGAACCAAGACGAAATGGCGAAAGCTATGGGCTGGCACAACCGCTCTTCGTACGCTAAGCGTGAGAACGGTATTACAACAATTAGCGCTACCGAATTAGTAAAAATGGCAAGCATTTTGGGATACGGCGCCAATCAACTGGATCTTTTTTTTACGGATAACGTTCCCAATAGAGAACGGAAGGGGATGACGGTATGAACGAAGAAAACAAAAAGCCCCGCACTGATATGGGAAGTACGGAGCTTGTCAAGCAAGCTAGCATATCTTGATTAATTAGAAAGGCCGTTGATAACTATGGTAATTATGAACATCATGCTCGCAGTTTTTTGCTTTGCAACAGCGATTGGAGTATTGCCTGTAATCGCTATCGCGGTTTATTCCATCGTTAAATTCCATGACTGGATGTCAATTCCGGGATTGATAGCATGCGTTTTTGGTGTACCGGCCATGATTATTGCTGGATTATACGTGCTGCATACGCTGTGAATGTTTTCTTAAACACTCCTCTAGAGGTAATAACCAAGAAGGTATGTTTCATCAGACCGGGATCGAAAAGATGGCGCATGCCTGACGCTTGAAAGCTCAAGTTTAAATCAATAGCGGAATATCCATTCATATTCATAGGAAATGTATCAAGTTCCGGTAATCCTACCCACTTATATTCGCGTTTGCCAAGTGCCATTCCGCCAGCATTTCCAATGACAAGTTTATCTTCTTTTGAAAGCTTTTTGAAGTACTTGCTGGTTTCATCAATCGGAGCAACATATCTGCTTGACCAATTTGGTGGGAATAACCCCTTGATGGTGTCTTCACTACCATCCTCCAAATAATACATTGCAATAATCGCTAAATTGCTAGACGAATGGTTGACGATAACCATATCCATTTTGACAACTTGGGCTTCTTCTAGGACTTCAAAATCAGACAGTATTAAATTAAATCTAACTCGTGAAGATAAATATCTTTTTATGTGGTCAAGAAGCAAAAATGCCACAGTAATAAGGGTAAATGCAAACGTTGCTATTTTAAAGAATTCGTTCATCTAAATCACCTTCCTTCGGTTTCATTATCCGTCAGGAGGCGATCACAGGAAAGGAGGAAACGCCATGGAACTGTTACAAATTGTCGAAAATAAGCAGATTTCAAGCAAAAAGTATTTAGCGGTCGATGAAGAAGAACTGACAAAGCTGATCAAGGAGAACCAAGAGTTAAAACGCAAGCTAGCAGCACGAGGTATGTGGACGCTCACCACCGCAACAAGCTATGTCGAAGGGCATAACAACACGTGGGTAGTTAACAATATCTTGAACGTCCCACGCTTCCACAAGTTCTTGCAAGATACCGTGGTTTCATATCCACCGCCTGGCAAAAAGGGGTATCTGTTTCATCCGAAACCATGGCTCGACTTCTTAGACAAATGGTTTCCAGAGATTTCAAGGTCACTTAGAGAGAAGGGCAAATAATGATTGATGCAATTGTACAGACATTGCTGACGCCCACCGCGCCGTTCTGGCGTTACCTGCTATTGGTAGCGGCTGGCATCATGATCGGCGCAACGATTTCGAAAGGATGGAGGCAGTGGATTGACTGAAGCGGAAAGAACCATTGGTGATTTGCTGAACGAACACAATAAATTGATGTTAGACATCATGCGCGGCAACCACACACCAATTGCAAAGATGCTACTTGCCGAGAACGAGAAGCTACGTGCACGACTAGCAAAACTAAGGGGATGACGTGATGAACAATGAGGAATACAAACGAATTCTAGCCGAAGCGAACCGCCAGATCGCGGCATATCACAAGGTTGCTACCGACTATGGGACGAACAATACAGACCCTCATCGAACGTATGCGATGGGTCAAGAAGATGGCGCACATGCGATCCTATTTATTATCAAACAAGCTATGAAAAAAGCCGCTGGCGTCCAGACCAACGACTGATAGAAAGGAAAATATTATATGTCAGTATTATACGACTTAACAGACAAATTGACCAGTTTGCAACGACTGGCAGAAAGTGGCAAGGCTGATCCAAAAGCTATTGCTGACACGATGGAAATGGTTGAGGGCGACTTTGATGATAAGGCGGTTGGCTATGTCAAAGTCTATAAATCAATCGAAGCAGACGTCAAAGAAATCGATGCTGAAATCAGGCGTTTGCAAGAACGAAAGACAAGTGCCAAGAAAAATGCTGCGACAATCAAATCACGATTGGCGCAAGCGATGGTTGAAACTGGTCGTGAACACATTCATACACCACTGTTCAGTATTTACACTCGCAGAACAGTGAGCGTGGAAGCACCAGAAGACCCGAATAAGTTGCCACCAGAGTTCATTAAGACCACGTTGACGGTCAACAAAGCCGACTTGAAGAAAGCATTACAAGCTGGCCGTGAGGTACCAAATGCGCGACTGGTTGAGAACATTGGACTGGGGGTGCGGTAGATGCAACCAATTAAACATGCATCTTCAATTGATCGAACAAAGAACTGGCGAGTTTTGATTTATGGAAAGCCTGGTGTCGGTAAGACGTCAGCTATCCGCAATCTTAATGGCAAAACACTCGTGCTAGATCTGGATGACAGTTCAAAAGTGCTATCTGGTGCACCGAACATCGATGTGCAACCATTTGACCGAAGTAAGCCAAGCGAAGAATGGAAAGAATTTCTGAAAAATCTGGCTGAACGTGTTTCCGGATATGACAATCTGGTGATCGACAACGTATCAGCGTTCGAAAAAGACTGGTTTGTCGAGATGGGCAGGCACAGTAAAAACGGCATTGGCAACGAGCTTCAGGATTACTCAAGATGGACAAATTACTTTGCCCGTATCATGACCATGATCTTCATGGACGCACCAGTTAACGTGCTAGTAACCGCTTGGGAGAACACACGAGACATTACAAGCGAAACTGGACAATCGTTCAGCCAGTATGCACCAGCAATTCGCGACAGCGTACGTGACGGGTTATTAGGCCTAACAGACGTTGTAGGACGCGTAGTCATCAGCACAAAGACAAGCCACCGAGGAGTTATTCTTGCAGGTTCAGATGCAATATTTGCAAAAAATCGTTTGGATGATCGAACTGCGTGCGCCATTGAGGACCTCTTTAAGTTTGGAGGTGACAGTGATGTTTCAGCTTCATCCTTACCAGAAGAAGCTAGTTAATCAAGCAAGAGAAAAGCTGGCTGACGGTCACAAGTCTGTACTGCTAGTCAGCCCAGCGGGATCTGGTAAATCAGTTATCATCGCTGAAATAGCTAGGTTGGCAGTCATGAAGGGCGGGCACGTTATGTTCACCGTTCACAGAAAAGAACTTATTGATCAAATCACGAAGACTTTTATTGCAAACGGAGTTGATTTGAACAAATGCACCATCATGACTGTTGGCAGAATTGCTAGACGCTTAGGAAAATTGCCAAAACCGACTCTAATCATCACTGATGAAACACATCACAGTTTGGCAAAGACTTACCTAAAAATTTATGGGTTTTATAAAGACGTTCCACGCTTAGGTTTTTCAGCAAGCCCATGGAGACTTTCAGGAAAGGGACTGGGGGATGTTTATGAAACCATGGTTGAGGGGCCAACAGTTAAATGGCTAATTGAACATCACTACTTAGCGCCTTTTGACTACTATGCGCCAACATTAATTGACGTTGAAAAGCTAAAGAAATCATCAACTGGTGATTATTCCACAAAGTCGATTGATGAGGCCAATACAAAGATGATTTTTGGTGATGTTGTTAGTCACTACCAGAATTTGGCCAATGGACGCCAGGCTATTATCTATGCCCACAGTATCGAAGAAAGCAAGCGAGTTGCGGCAACGTTCAATGCTGCCGGTATATCTGCCATTCATGTTGACAGCAAAACGCCTGCTTTGAATCGTGATGAAGCAATGACAGCCTTTAAAGATGGAAAAATTAGAATCATATCAAACGTCGATCTCATCTCAGAAGGGTTTGATGTTCCCGAATGTGGCGTTGTCATCATGCTGAGGCCAACTGCTTCTCTTGTTCTTGACATTCAGCAATCGATGCGAGGAATGCGCTATAGGCCGAACAAAAGGGCAATCATTATTGATCACGTTGCGAACGTTTATCGCTTTGGTCTTCCTGATGCTGACCGTGAATGGTCGCTTAAAGATCGACCTAAGCAGGAAAAACGCAGGGGTAAATCAGACGGACCTGCGATCAAGAGCTGTCCAAAATGTTACGGAATCGTTCCTGCACAGGTTAAGCAATGCCCACTTTGTGGATATTCATTCAGAGCAGACGGTGCTGATCTTGAAGTTGATCCTACGGCAAAATTAAAAAAGGTAGACAAGAAAGTATTCAAAATAGTTGCGGACTATTCAAAAACCAAATATGGACAAATGAAAGCCGAAGATGCCGAGTCACCTGAAGACATGTACGCAATTGCAAAAGCACGTGGCTATAAACCCGGATGGGCTTACCACCAGATTGTGGCTAGGGGATGGCTAAAGGAAAGGAAGCGAGCATAGATGGGTAGACCAGCGATTGATCATACCGGTGAAACATTCGGAAATATTGAAGTCTTGGGTTACGCCGAAGTGCGTGGGAAGAGTCAACGTGTTCTTGCTAGGAATAACCGTACAGGAGATTTAAAAGTTTACTGGTACGAAGCACTACGCAGTGGGAGCACAACTGGAATTGGATCAGGAAACAAGCTTAATGCTGTGCAACGTAAATATTTACAAAGTAACAACACTTCTGGATACCCCGGAGTTTCAAGGCTTCGCACCGGAAAATGGGGCGCTTACATCAAAATTAATAAAAAAAGGATTTGGCTTGGAACATTCAATACCAAAGACGAAGCCATCGCAGCCCGTAAAGCTGCCGAACATAAATATTTAGGGGGAAACTAATATGTCATTCATTACCGCAGATTATAGCAAGAATCAGGAAAACGATTTTTCACCACTTCCAGAGGGTGAATATGAAATGGTCATTACGCAAGCCGGTGAAATTGCAACCAAGAGGGGATCGGAATCACTACAGCTACGTCTCACGGTTCGCAATGATCTTGATGCAGCAGAGCCAAAAACTAATGGAAAGTATCATAACCGAGTTGTCTTTTTCGATAACTGGAAGCGCAAAGCTACGAACCAATACGATATGGACGGTCTCCAGTATGTATTGGAAGCGACAAAGATCCCTGAAGGCACTCCATTAAATAGCGTCGATGATTTCTGCAAGGCTATTTATCACAAGCCTGTACGAGTTTATGTCAAAGTTGAGAAAAACCCTGAATATGGTGATCGGAACACAGTGGCCCCGTGGAGTGTTCATGCTAGCAAGTATCCACAAGTTGCTCACAAATTTAAGGATGATTCTCAACCAAGTCAGCCTCATGAACCGGTTGACGATTCCGACTTGCCATTCTAGGAGGATTAAGAATGTATGAACGCATTCCAGCAGAACTACGGTCCCTAAAACAATGGGGCTGCTTTCACCGAATCTGGCAACCAGAGAAAAATAAATATACTAAGATTCCTTATTCTGCCTTAACTGGCACAAAAACAAGCTCAACGGACTCGAAACAGTGGGTAACTTTTGAAGAAGCAATCACAGCATTACAGGCTTATGACCTTGACGGACTTGGATTTTTCTTTGCAAACGGATATGTAGGAATTGACGTTGATCATATTGGCGATGATTTGGAGAGACTAGAAGAGGGACAAACTGACGACAATGTCGCATGGGAGTTCATGAATACTTTCAGGTCATATACCGAAAGGTCAATGTCTGGTACTGGTATTCATATCATTGTCAAAGGCGAAATACCCGGTACACGCCGAAGAAAAGCTAATGTTGAGATGTATCAAAGCGGGCGGTTCTTTGCAATGACGGGAGATGAGATTGGCAAGTTTCATTCAATCAATTCTCCAACAAAAGAGGAATTCAAGCGGATATATACAAAGTATTTGGAGCCAAAAACCGTCATCGATTTGCCCAGCAGGTACAATTTAGCACCTAATAATCTTTCTGAAGATGAGATCATCATTAAAATGCTGAAATCTAAAAGTGGTGATCGAATTAAGAAACTGCTCAACGGAGGCTGGGAACCATTATATCCATCTCAATCGGAGGCTGATCTGGCATTTGCAAATGACCTGGCATTTTGGACAGGCAGAGATTTCACCCGGATGGACAGTATATTCCGCCAGTCATCGTTAATGAGACCAAAGTGGGACGAGAAGCACGGCAAAACAACCTACGGCGTTTCAACGCTCAACCGAGCCATTAATGATGTGCGTGATACTTATCAGCCGAAACATGAAAAGCCTAAATATAAGCTTGGATTTATTACTGACACTGGAAAGCCAAAAGCGTTTCCTCCTCGTTCGTGGGATGACACAGGCAATGCAGATAGGTTTGTTGATCGATATGGTGATGTCGCGAGGTACAGCTATATCGATAAGGATTGGTATATCTACAATGGTAGCTTCTGGGAACTTGATAAGCGTGGCTTATTGCGAACCATGATTGACCAAGTAGTTGCTGACTTGAAAAATGAAAAGCCAAAAACTCCTCCTGATGTTGATCCGGAAAAAGCCGAGAAGGAATGGGCAAAGTTTTGCAAAACCAGTCGTGGAAATCGTGCTAAAAGAGCGCTTGAAGATGAGATTCAACATCGTCTACCGGTGACAACTGATGAATTTGATGCTGATCAGACCTTAATGAATGTTGACAACGGATATATTGATTTATCTGATGGGACCCTTCACGAGCATGACATCAATAAAATGTTCTCGAAGAAATCAAACGTTGAATATTCAGACACTGTTGAGTGTCCTGAATGGCAAGCCTTTTTGAATCAGACTTTCAATGGAGACAACGAATTAATTGACTATATTCAAAAAGCGGTCGGGTACTCATTAACAGGATCAGTTGAAGAGCAGGTTATGTTTATCCTTTATGGATCAGGGCGAAATGGCAAATCTGTTTTCATGGATACTCTCAAGCACATAGCTGGAAGTTATTCACGCACGATGCAGGCTAAATCAATTATGGTTCAGCAGTCTAGCGGGGGTGCCAACAGCGATATTGCAAGACTAAAGGGAGCTCGTCTGGTATCTGCAAGTGAACCAAATGAAGGCGTCCGACTAGATGAAGGACTTATCAAAGAACTAACCGGAGGAGAATCTGTTACCGCACGTTTTTTATACGGATCAGAGTTCGAATTCAAACCAGAATTCAAGCTTTGGCTGTCAACTAACCACAAGCCCATTATTCGAGGAACAGATGATGGTATCTGGCGGAGATTGATGCTGATTCCATTTACTCATCAAGTGCCAGTAGATCAGGTAGACAAAAGGCTGACATACAAGCTTGAACGTGAATCAATCGGGATTCTAAATTGGGCAGTTGATGGAGCACTTAAGTGGCAGCGCGAAGGATTAGAGCCGCCGCAGAGTGTGAAAGATGCAAGCAATGAGTACCGAACAGAAATGGATGTTCTTGAACTGTTTATCAATGATTGCTGTGAAAAAGGGCCTGGATATCAGGCCGCTGCTGGTCAGCTTTACCAAACATATGTTGACTGGTGCGACAAATCGGGTGAGTACAAGATGCGCAAACAAAAGTTTGGTGCAGAAATGCAAAAGAAGTTCGAATACGTTAGAAAGCGAAACGGGCGGATGTATTTAGGAATTAAAGAAAAAATCGATCCGCGCTTAAATTGGGCAAAAATATGAAAGATGTGTGACGGATGGTGTGACGGATGAATTTTATCGACAACCCTTACGGCTGTAAGGCTTTAGCCTATATTTCTTTCTTGTGACGGATGAATAGTTAAAAAGTATATATAGATAAATATAAAAAAGTATACTGTAAACTCGTTTTTTCGATTCATCCGTCACATCCGTCACAAATAGGCTAGAAGCGTTGTGAGAGTAAGCGTAGAGGATTCTAATCATCCGTCACATCATCCGTCACGTCCGACATTAAAGGAGCATACATGAAATCAGAGCATGCCATTCAATCAGAAATCATGCTGGCACTATCGGAACACGGTTGCATTGTCGCTAGAACGAACGTAGGAACTGTAAGAACTGTGGACGGAAGACTTTTCAACGCAGGACCACCGCCTGGGTGGCCTGATATTACTGCGATAAGAAAAGCGGACGGACGTGCTGTACTGGTTGAATGCAAAAACGAAAAAGGAAGACTTCGTGAAGATCAAAAACGTTTTGCGGCCGCTATATCAGGAACAAAAGTAATTTACGGCGTATGCAGATCGGCAGACGATGCTGTGAAGCTATTGGAGGAAAACAAATGTACGTAGTAGCAGGATTAAACACAGGAACCGAGTATTACCGAGCCAAGTATCAATCTAGGTGTATCCGCTGGATTAACGAGAACATGTCCAAGCACAAAAAGGCACGCAACACCCGTGGTGATGACATTAAAGTCGATATTCCGGAACCACTGATTATCAAGAAAGTAGAGGACGAAACCTGACTACTCACGATTGCTAGATATGACTATCACACAGGGCTATTCACGGAAGAACAGCTTTAGGAGGCCAATTAATGAGAGCACTAGAGTTATTTGCAGGAATTGGTGGCATCGCATTGGCTGAACAAATGGCTGGGATTGAAGTTGCCGGTTTGTGTGAGTACGCTGACTACCCACGCATGATTTTACAGAAGCACTGGCCAGATGTGCCACTTTTTAAGGACGTGACAAAACTTGATCGAGAAGAACTCACAAATGCAGGAATCAGCCCTGACTCAATTGACATTGTTTCCGGAGGCTTCCCTTGCCAGCCTTTCAGTATTGCCGGGAAGCGAAAAGGCACGGAAGATGACCGCGACCTCTGGCCAGAAATGTTTAGAATTATCAAGCAAATCTGGCCAACTTGGGTTGTTGGAGAAAATGTTGCTAACTTCGCAAATATGGAACTCGACAGAACGCTTTCTGACTTGGAAAGTGCGGGTTACCAAGCACGGTCATTTGTACTTCCAGCTTTGGCCGTTGGCGCCCCACATCAGAGGCTTAGAACATTCATTGTTGCCCACGCCGACAGCAAGCGACGGGTTTGCGTGGAAAAAGGTAAACAAAGCGGACGTGATTGGGAGCTTGCACCGTGGACTAATGCCGAAGAAGGGCAAACGTCACGCTGGAACAATGCGCGACACATACTTGCTTCAGGTGCTCGAGTACTCGCCAGTACAAGCCGCAGAATTCCAAGAAACGATGATGGGATTTCCGAAGGGTTGGACAGAATTAAAGCATTAGGCAATGCGGTAGTACCACAGCAAATACTGCCAATATTTAAAGCAATCGTTCAAATTGAGGAGGCCGATCAATGAAAACCGGAGACGAAACGTTCGATGACATCTACATCAGCAAAGAGACTGGCAAGGTTGTAGGCGTCATGTACGAAGATGAGGATTACAAGCTAGTGCCAATCAAACAGGAGGACGAAAAATGAGCGAAGAAAAACTGCACGCGGTTAAGAACGATGAAGGAAAATACTGGGATTTTTTTGATAATTCCGGTTTCTGGACATTAGATATCTCAGATTCCCCTATAACGCCTAGCAAGTATCAGGCTGAACAAGTGGCTAATGAGCACGGTGGCCATGTTGTCACGCTCGTTGAGGAACCTGAAAAGGTGGCCGTCAGTCCGAACGAGGCACAAGCGATCGAATCGTTGCTTAATGCGAATACGTATGTGGACGTCTATGATCCATTTAAATATCTATTCACTTCAAGATATAAAAAAGACATCAAGAGATTGATTGAAGCGATCAAGAACGGCTACACTGTGGCAAAGGAGAAGAAGTACATCGTCAAGGTGCCACATACGGACGATAGCTATTTCTATAAGGTTGACGATGAATATTGCAACGCGGGTGACTCTTACTACCTAGAAGGCATTACCGACAAGAAATGGTTCACTGACGCCGAGATTGAGCACTACGGACTGGGCGACTGCGAGAAAGTCTGGTGTGATAGCGATGACGAATAAAGCCGACATAGACGCTGCGCAAAAGGCCATCGATGCCGCGAACAATGCGATCAACAAACTTGATCTGTGTGGCCTGTATGATTGCGCGTGGCAGGCGAACAACAACTATAAACGCATCATCGATTACAACAAGGAACAGTTGGAGGTGACTGACGATGATGATTAAGCTAGACAGCGGTGACTATGTAAACACTGATTTTATTGAACGATTGTGGATGATTAATGAACATGACGGCTTCATCAGGCTTGCTAACTCTCCAGACGTCCCTATCAGTGAAAACGATCGTGGCCTTATTCTAAAGGCCATGAAGCCAAAGATCATGCTTACTTTAGGTGAATCTGGGAAACTTGAGCCGACTATTTATCATGAAGGCGGAATAGATTATGGTGCCATGGCATTTTCACCATTAATTCATGACCATGAGGTGACTGACGATGAGCAATGAGACGAAGCGGGACGTTTTCGAAACATTTGCAGATGAACGCGCCGGACTTAATGATGAAATATATAAGCGATACCTAAAGCAATATGATGCCGCCCTGCCAGATGATCTGCCGGTGATTCCGAAAGCTGTAGGCGATGTGATTGTAAAACTCAAACACAAAAAATTCTCTCTATCCGGAGCGATGAGCTACGCCGCAGTAGTTTCTTTATCTCCATGGATGACGTTTGAACATGAGGACACCTTCGCCCTTGCATGGGTGCTAGGTGTATGGAAAGTAGAGAAAACCGGCGAAATCGTGAAATTGGAGGAAGAAAAATGAGTAAACATTTTGAAGAAATGAGCCAACTGGAGAGGATTGATAAAAAAATGAAATTCAAGATTGTGGGCCGCAATGGCGAAACCAAAATCAAGGAATTCAGGTCTCAGTACGAAGCAGATTTATACTGCGAGCGCCTCAACCATGAGCGGTTGGAACGGTTGGGCTTGATTGAGCACCTGAACATACCGGCAATCAAATTTGAGTAGGAGTACGTCACATTGGTAACATTTTTGAGGACAAACAGCTGCTGGGGGGAAAGCTATGATTGCCGTCATGCTGCTAATCTCAGGTGCTGCAATGTGGATGTGGGCTAACTGGAAAAGAGGAAAATGATTGCAAATAAAAAAGCGCGCCTGATGAGGGACGCGCCGGAGGCCAAACGTACGATTGAGAGTGAATGAAATCAAAGATTAGGAGTTGGCCTCCAATGACAGTATAGCAAACGCACATGTTGAACGCACGTTTAAGGCATCAAAAAAGCGCACCACGAAGGCACGCTTATCCCCAAAACTTTTACAAATTTAATTATACCATAAGGAGTGGACGCAGTGGTGCGAGCAACGAGATATTTTAGCCCAATTGATCATGACAAAACAATTGAAAACGCCAAAGAGGTCTTGGGTAACTACTGGCATCACAAGCGGCTCGCTCAACGCACCAAAATAGCGCTCAGAAGCCCTGTGATGGACGGCATGCCTAAGTCACCTAGCTATGGAAATAAAGCCGAGGACAAGCTCGTATCGAACGCTGACGAGCTGTACTATATAGCGTGCTGTGAAGGCGCTATTGAATCTATAGAGAATGAAGACTACCGGATCATCTTAGTTGAGAGCTATCTGACTCCAAAGACGACACGTAAATCCAGCCTTCAGTTAGCCGCTCACTTGCATGTTGACCGAACGACCCTTTGGCGACAAACACAAGAAGCTCTCTATGCTTTTGCTGAAATATGTCCGCTAGTGAAACTAGTTGCAACATCCGTGCAACAATGATGCAACAAAAAACACGCTTTTCCGTCATATGATTGTATTGTGCCAAAGGTGAGAAACCTGAGACACCGCATTTTTCCTCCGAGCCTCAGTGATGATAAAGCTGTGGCAAGGCGTGGCAATGAGGACTGGCTGAGATAGTCAGGCGGGTTCGATTCCCGCATGCCACATTGTCCAGTTTAGCGACCGGACAAAGCTTGCGACGACCCCATCTGACACTGGGAGAGCGAGCAGCAACCGATTGAGATAGGCTCACCGACTAAAGTTCGCGCGTGCGTCGGTGTCGCGGGTTCAAATCCCGCCGGTTGCATTGCACGAGATGGCTGAGTGGTCTAAAACACAGCACCTGCCCTGAATGACGATTATGGAGGAATGCGGCCGCATTTAACTACGTCATTAACCGTTGGTTCGAATCCAACTCTCGTGCCTTCACCACCTCAATGTAGTATTCCAGTTCATGCTGGGGTACTATTCTTTTGAGGTGATTGAAAGTGAAGCTGCCACTGTATGAGCGAATTGGTGATTTTGTCTTAGGAATATTCCACGTAATGAAAACAAAGTGGGACAAGATTATTCCAATAATAATATCAATAGTTTCGGTTGCGATCAGTTTGAATACGTGGAATAGTTATAGGACAGCAAATGAAGAATACATGCAAAGGTCAAATCAAGCGTTGGTAAACTCTTCTAAACTAGCCGAAACTGACATTGATATTTTGACTGGAAAAGTTGCAGAGTCAGATCACATAGCCGTTACAAAAAATCAAATTGACTATCAAATATATAGCTTGAAACAAAATTTGAAAGTAATTGAAGATATTCAAATAACTCGTTTGCCTCAACGCAATTCAATGAATTACCAAGTCTATCGCAAGGACTTAGCTGATGTCATTTATCGATTAAATGCCAAAGTAACTGAGCTGTTTGAAAATAAAAAGTACAAGCAGTCTTTCTATCTAACTGCAGGAGACCGGGAAGACTTCATGAATTCATTGGCTGTAGTTAGACGGGTTCTTCTTGACGACAGAAATGCTTTGCAGAAGAGGAATGATCTAGCCACAAAATACTTAAAGTTCAATCAAAAATTCCAAGAAAAGAACGGTAAGGATTTGAATGAAAGAGTCAGTGGCGATTTGAACGTATATGGAGGGAAATAAAATGATTCTTTTTAGTCTTTTTCTAGGAATATTTAGTTTGTGCTTTTCTGTTTGTAATCTCGGATCAAGCGACATCAAACGAAAGACAAATCGGTGAGATATCAAGACGCCACGGCGTCTTTTTATTTACCCAAGCACTCCGCCAAACGGTGAGGTGCTATTTTTGTGCAACAAAAAAGCCCTCTGAGCGATTAACTGAGGGCCTAGCTACCGGTGTTTACTGAGGTGAAACAACGGTACCGAAAAAGAGTATAACACATGTAGCAATAAATCGGATTAAAAAAGCCCTCAGAGACCAGTCCAAGGGCCAAAAGAATGAAAAAACGGAATACTTGTGTGAGCAGCAGCGGTTGACTTGGAGGAGAAAGGCCACTGCTCACATATATATATTAGCACATTCCTTATAGAAGATACTAAAATAGCCCTCGGTTGGGGGCCGAGAGCCTAAAGAAAGGGTATTACAAAGGAGTGAAAATGAGTATCTGTTGGGAACAATTTAATTCTAACTCATCGAAATTTTTTAAGCAACAAAAAAGCTTTCGGGGCCTAATCCGAGGGCTTAAGAACTCGGGAAGTTCTTCATGAGAATGTGAGCAGCGTCATCAAACTGCTCACGGACATTATATTTTCGGAGGCGAGTAGATGCAGTGGACAGATGAACAAATTAGTGACATTAGGAAGCTCGCCTCTGAAGGCTTTACCAGACGAGAGGCGGCAGACAAGCTCGGGATTAGCTATGATGCGCTTCAGGGAAAAGCAAGACGGCTTGGCATTGAATTCCAAAAACCAGTCAAGAATGAATACGATTCAGACGGTACACAGTCCAGTGAAACCATTCTAAAGGTTGTCAGGGGCCACAAAATGACGCCTAGAGAGGTTCTGGAAGCTCACGGGTATGATTACACCAAGTGGGAGCTTGTACGTGCTACAAGCAACTTCTGGAAGCAAACGCCTGAAGCAACGTTGTATCAAAGCAAGATACAAATCAGGCCGCTAGTTGAAGCAGAACAATACGAATCATTGATGAATGACATCATCACACACAAGGAGCCATACCAAGCTAAGGCTCCTATTTTTGTGGAATCAGATCGCTATCTGGTCATTCCTGCATTTGACACGCATTTCAACGGTCACACATTCGACGTCTATGCGGAATCTCTTAAACGGCAACTAGAAATCATTCAACGCGGCCACTACGCCAAAATATTGCTCATTCTGGGCGGCGATCTTGCTCACGTGGACAATATCAACTCAACCACAGCAAAGGGCACACAGCTCGAAACAACTGACCTAGGCGAGACTGTGAACGAAATGGAACAATACTTCGAGACACTGATTGAAGCAATCATTAAGAATGCCAATGAGTGTGAGGTAATGTATGCGCCAGGTAACCACGACCCGTCAGTTGGATATATGTTTGCACGTCTATTGAAACGTGCCTACAGCAACCAGACAAACATCACTTGGGACATATCGTTGAAACACTACAAAGGCGCGATGTTAGGTTACAACTTCATTGGCGCTACTCACGGAGATAAAGGTAAGAACAACTACCTTGCAAAATTTTTAGACGCATACGGTTTCATGCTTGGAACGGCACAGAACCGCGAATTATTTACTGGCCACATGCATAGCGAAATGTCTCGTGACCTTGGTGGGTTCATTCAACGGCAAGTTTCAACGAGGAAACCGACAGACCGCTGGACAGATGACTTGGGCGTTGTATCACATAAAACTTTTGAACTGGTTGAATATTCGGATCACAATACGACAGCAGTTTATTACGTTTAAGGGGTGATTATCATGAGCGACAAGGAAATCTGGAAAAATATTGTTGGATATGAGGGCTTGTATCAGGTGTCAAGCCTAGGCCGAGTGAAGAGCTTGGAACGCATAGACTCGAACGGGCACCCCGTAAAGGAAAGGGTACTCACCAGCTTTCCAAATAGAAGCGGGTACTGCAAGGTCAATTTATATCGGGACAGAAACATGGAAGTTAAATCAGTTCACCGCTTGGTGGCTGAGACGTTCATACCTAACCCAGACAATCTACCTCAGGTAAATCACAAAGACGAGGACAAAGGCAACAACCTAGTTGAAAATCTTGAGTGGTGTACAGCGTCATATAACACCAATTACGGCACTCGCAACGAACGCGCGGCAAAGGCGAACGAGCAAGCAATTTATGTCATTACTGACTCGGGACATCGTTACTACTTCGACAGTGCGAGAAAAGCCGCTGAGATTATTGGGCTGAAAGTCTGCTCGGTATCTGATTGTCTCCATGGCAGACAAAAAACTCACCGCGGCTTTTCATTCGAGTTGGCGGTGTAAGCTATGTCGGGTATGAAACGAGTAAGTTATGGATACGTTAGCCGCACGGAGCAAGCAATCATCGAAGAATTGTCTAGAGAAGAAAAGAAAATACAAGCAATTATCTACACAAGGCCTGGCTGCCAAAAGTGCCGGCGAACAGTATTCAAGCTGTCACAAGTCATGCCGGTGTCAACCATCACAGCAGACGCGGACGACTACGAACGGTTCCGCAAACTAGGCTATCGATCGTTTCCCGTTGTAACCGTGTATAAGGCGAATGGCGTACATGACCGCTGGTGTGACTTGCGGGTTGACAAGATTAAACAATACACGGAGGCAATTTAGCATGTGCAATTTCCTATTACTGCTCACACTAATATTCGTGCTGGCCAAGCTATTCGGCTTGATCGCATGGATTTGGCTGCTAGTATTCGCGCCACTAATAGTGATGATTGCTTTACTGGCGTTGTTTATCTTATTTGGGATCATCATTAGATTACACGAGGAGTGATGGTCATGACTAACACATCGTATACGGGAGATATCTATGCCAAGTAAGAAGCTCGCCTTTATAAATGGAAGACCACAATTGGTTGATGCTAATGCTCGTGTTAGATCGGAGGCGGATAGGCAGTACAACCGTGTGCGAAATGAGCAGCAGTCGGACTACCTTAAGTTCTATCACAGTAATGAATGGAAGCAGCTACGTGAGCAGATATTGATTAGAGACAACAGTTTATGCCAACGCTGTGGCTTGCAAGCCTCATTGGTTGATCATATTGTTCCAAGCGAAGATGACTGGGAAGACCGCACGAACGCGGATAATCTGCAGGCTTTATGCAAGGACTGTCACTATTGGAAGACGAGACGTGAGACAACCAAGCGTAAGAAGGGACAACATCGAGCCATGAAGATTACAGTAATCGTTGGCTATCCAGCAAGTGGCAAGTCAACATACGTCAAGCGGCATCAAGGACAGCATGACCTCGTCTATGATTACGACCATATCATGACGGCGTTAACAGGCCTGCCATTACATCAGGGCAATATAGACGCCAATGATTATGTGCAGCTAATCTATGAGCTGATACTGCGGAAGCTTAAAGCAGAGCAGTCCTTTGACCATGTGTGGTTAGTCATGACATATCCAGATGAGAAGCTAGAATCGTTGCTTGCTAGTCGAGATGTCGAACACATACTCATTGACACTGATCGTGACACATGCATGCAGAGACTATCCAAGCAAGGTCGAGATGTGAGTCAACTCATCAAAGCGATGAACAAACTTGACGAAATGAAATCAGAAAACAAATTTGCAAAATTCAAGAAAATAAAAAATTAAAAAACAAATTTTCGATAATTTTTCGGGCGAACAAACGGGCTGAAATCCTCCAGACCCCCCTTCCATTTTTATCGGGGGTTACATTTCTCGAAGCGGAAGAACGGTCGGCCTCTTTTTTGCACCCCAAATTGTAACGATTTTTAAGGCGGCAGGGGTAAACTC